ACCTGGGCTTTGCGCATGATGCGTTTGGCTTCGATCATTTTTGCGACGGTGAGGCCGGAGTTGGCGGCGCTCGCAAAATTGGCGGCCACGGTTAGGCCGACCGAATTCGGATCAAAGGTTTCGTTGATGAAGGACGAGGAGTCGGTGCCGGTGAGCGAGATGGCGAATGCTGCCTGGATCAGCCGGTCATCCCACTCACGGGCTACCGCCGCAGCAGCCACGTCAGCATATTGCGAAGTCGGCTCAATAGCCGTCTTAAGCTTGTCGAAAGTATCGATGAGCTGGTTGCAATCGCGGTCGATGGGGAGAACCCACCTGCGGACGAAGTCGACGTCTTGGCGGCCGATCGGGGCAAAGCGGCCCGCCGGGGCCTTCATCTGCACCGCGCCGATGTACTGGATAGGCGAGGCCTGCTTGCCGACGTGGAAGCCCTCCATGCAGCGGCCGCGCAATTTCGACATGCGCTGCTGGAGCTTCATCTCGAGCACGGTCGAGAACTGCGTCGTGAATAGTTTGGGGAGGTTTTCGCTCATGGCCAATCCCGCATGACAGATAGGGAACGAACGGTGCGGCCGTATCGCGCTTAAGCGCGGGGCCAACCTTGCAACACGTTCGGCCGTATCCTTGCGGGGGCCGTATGACTTTGCAGCCGTATCCTTGCGGGGGCTGACCTATGGGACCAGGGGCCACCCCAGTCCCACAGGCTTTGTACTCCACCGAAACAGCACCTCAGTGTGCGGACCTTACTGCTAGTGGGTCCGGCTTGCAAGACCCACTATTCTTTGCTGGCCCGCTTTTTCAATTTGCCGATCTTCTTACCCTTATCGGCCGCCATGTACTCGTTGGCGACGTCCATCGGCATGGGTTTCTTGCCGTGAGCCCGAAGCTTGGCGCGGCCTTCCGGGGTCCGGCTCATGGCTGCGAAACCGTGCTGGGCCTGCGAGGTGGAGGGCATCAGAACGCCACTCCGAGCTGCTTGAGGGCATCGTAGGCACCGCCGATCGGCTGGGCATTGCTCTGGGCGCTGGAGATGACCGATTGATAATAGGAGATATCGGCCGTCTTCACGGCGCCCTGTAACGCCGCCAGCGTACCTCCGCTCTTGAAGGTCGTCAGCGCCGCCGCGATCGAGGACTGTTTGGACCCGGTGGCGACGGTCACGTTCTGCTTGTGGGTATCAACCTGAACCACCGTCGCCGGGGAAACGATGGCCTCTCCAGCGGGTTCGGCGTCCGGGCTAAAGACGTCGGCGTCTGGTTCGTCTTCGGGCGAGGGGTCGTAGCTCTTATGGCGTGCCATGTTGATCTCCTATAAGGCGTGGAAGTATTCGCACCATCCGCCCGGCGCGACCTTGGTATCCACGATCTGGCAGGGGCGCCCGCCGGGCTGGATGAAGTAGATGCACTTGTCGCAACGCTCGTTCGGGTTCATGGCGACGGGCGTGTAGCCCGCCTCCTGGGCGGTGGCCTTCCTGGCCTGTCGGCGAGCTACCGCGTAGTCGATCATATGCGTTTTGGTGGTCCGAGAAAAACCTTGGCGTCGTTGAGCCGGTTGATGGCGGCGAGGTCGTTCTGGTCGAGGCGCTGCAGCCCGCCCTTGTAGGGATGGGCGCAATAGCCCCGATGCGAGACGACGCAGGACTGCGGCGTACAGGCATTGGCGCAGTTCATCTGGGTCATGCCGAAGAACGGATTATTGGCCTTGAGCTGGGTGCGTTTTTCGGCCGCAATCAGAATACGCTTGGTCTTGTGGCGGCCGCGCAATTTGCGCTTGCGCGGAACCGGATCGATTTCAGTCTCGGGAGCCGCGATTGCCAGAGTCGTGTCGTCATCGTCCGGCACTGCCAACGCTGCGCTTTCCGTTTCTCGATCCATCAGATGATCCTCGCCTCTCCAACCGCCAGGGCGTTCAGACTATAGAACTCGTCGCGTTCGGCTGCGGTGGAGCGGCCGGACACCATGCGGGCGTTCCAATCCTTGTCGGCCTTGAGTTCGTTGAGCCGCGCCTGGGCGGCTTCGGGGGTTCTGGGCACCCCGCCCGGGACATTGCCGCCGGTGACCAGGCCGTCTTCTTTGAGGCCTTCGCCGATCCGGCGGAACATTTCGGCAGCCCGTGCGGTGCCGATCGAGTTGCCGATGGCGGTGGCCTCGTCCTTGGTGAGGCCGAACTTGCGGGCCCCCTCATCGGCGCGGAGCATATTGTACTCGTAATTGCCGCCCCAATTGGTTTTGAGTTCGGCGATTTCGCGATCGATCTTGCTTTGCAACACGGTGCGTTCGCGGGTATCGCCGTCGTTCATCCACTTGATAAAGGCTTCGGTGATCGATGCAGCCTTGTCCTTGGCGACGTTGGCGTTAGAGAATGCATTGCGCAGGCCGGCGACGAAATCCTCGGCCAGCGGCTTGCCGTCAATCTGCAGGTTGGCGAAGTCGTAATCTTCCGGCTTGCCGGGAACGCCGAGCTTTGACCAGAATGCCTTGACGTCCTCGGGCTTGGAGGTCGGGCCGGGAAGTTTGGCGAGTTGGTCGGGCGGCACGCCGTAATGCTTTTCGTACTCTCGATTAGCCTTGGTGAGCTCGGTTACAACGGCTTTCGGGTCGTCGACCTTGTAGCCCTTGTTCTGCCAGAAACCGAGGGTTTCTGCCTCCACGCCAGTGTGCCAAGGGGCAGGCGCGGCAGGCGTGGCAGGTGCGGTAGGCGCGGCTGCGGGAGTTGGAGTTGGTACGCCACTCATATCGGGTTCTCCACAATGGTGCCGCCGCGGTAGAGGGTGAGCAGATCCTCCTCTGACACTGAGGTCATTTGCAGGATGTGCAGCATCACCTGGCGGCGGCCTTCGGCTTGCATCACGGCATTGGTGTCCTGCGGCAGATCAAGCGGCACCAGCGAATTACGGAAGCGGCAGGATTTCATCAAGTCTTTGATCACGGTTTGGCCGGCGACCGACAGGAAGATCACCCGGTAGGCCCGGATCAGGTCACGCTTTTGGGCTTCCTCCTCCTCGGTCATGGACCACCGGCGGGTCCGGCGACGCCGGGCGGTCCGGTTCCGGCCATCTTGGCCTGGGCGTTCATGATGGCGGCGCGGCCCGGCGCGGCGGCGATCTCCTGCTGCTGCTCGGCCTGCTGCGCCCGGGCCTTGCGCTTTTGCGTGATCTGGTCGTCGTTGGCAACCCAGGATGGGCGCACCGAGTAGATCTCGGCGAGGTCGACCGCGGCCTGGTCGCCGTTGACCGGGTCGAGCCAGGACGGGTCCTGGGTTTCGACCGAGATCCGCTGCAAGTTTTCGACCCAGCGATTGAACCCGGCGGCCTCCGACATCTTGGCCGCACGGGCCAATGGCGATTCATTGGTGACCTCGTATTCGCCTTTGGCCTCGGCCAAGCGCGGCGGCATTTTCGGCAGGAACCCGGCATGCACCGCGAGGTCGGCCTCGCGATCGACCAGGCCGCCGACGTATTCGGAGAACTGCCGGCCGAGCGTCGGGGCGACCAGCATGCCCTTTTCGTTGACCAGTTCGACGACTTGCGTCGCCGTCATATCGGGATGCTCGGTCAGAACCTTGAACAGCGAGACCAGAAAAACGTCATCGATGATCGAGCGTTCCTCGTGCATCATCTCGATGTTGATCTTGATATCGCCGGTCGGCAGCGTATGGACCAATGCCTTGCCGTCCGGGGTGACGCCGCCGCGGTTTTGCGCCCCGGGCCGGGTGTTAATATCCATCAAACCGTCGTCGGAGATCAATAACACCGGGTCCGAGGCCCGATGCCCCTGCTTGAGAAAAGTCACCTTCTGGGCATTCAAAGTTTTCATGGCCGGGAGGACGATATGGGCCGGGCCGCGGCCGTAGACTTCCATCGGGGTCTGGTCGTAGCGGCTGACTGCGAACGGAAACACCCGGTAGCCGCCTTCCGGTGCCATCAGGCAGCGGCCTTCCATAGACAGATAGTAGCTTACGAATGGCATGCCACGGACGTCGAGGCGGCGCGGGTCGTAGTCCTCCCTGGGCTTTACAACATGCAAAAAATTGTAGGGCCACAAGGAGTCTTGCTCGAGTGGCGAGACGAGATTCGGAGGCAGCCATTCGCGTCCCCATTGCTGCACGGCCTGATAGGCGGTGCGGCGAAACCAGCGGTACATGCGATCGACCCGGCCCTGGTGATTTTCACCAAAGAAGGTTTCCCCAAACGGCAGTGCCTTGTAGCGAAACCCGGGCAAGCCGCCGAAGCGGGTATGGTCGAACATGTCGACGTACATGGTGGC